TAAATTCCATTACTACACAAAAAGAGTTATTCATCAACATCTTTTGTATCCTCCTGCTGAAACCGCTCTTTTAGCTGCATACTATCCGCCTCCTTACGTACGAGATACTCAATAAGGTTCGCTTGCGACATTCCTTTTTTGTCAGCTAATTCTTTGAGGAGCGTTATAAAACTATCTGATACTCTAATGTTTAAAGCTTTACCTTTTATTCTTTCTCTTGCCATTTTAATTATAAATAATTGATTACGACGCAAAAGTACAATGTATTATTATAAGTATATACATTAAACTTTACATTTAACAAAACTTTAACATTAAAAACTTGCAAGTATTGTAAAATGTATATACCTTTGCACCGTCAAATAATAAGAACAAGTAATAACATTAAACACATTAATAGTATGAAAGCGTTAAGCAAAGAACAAGCAATGTATTATTTACTAATAATAAACCCCATTAATGAAATATTAGAGGGTTTAAATCAAAACAAATTTAATGATAATAGTATATTATATTTAAATCAAAAATTAGAAATATACACTAATAACCTTCTAAAAATACTTAATATAAACTTTAGGGTAGGCGAAAAAATTGAAGGCAAAATGAATGACTATAACAAACAACGTTTTATTAAATATTTTTCTTTTATAAAAGAAAAATTTACTGAATTTATGTAGCAAAAACAGACCTAAGCAAGTCTTTAAACTGCTTTCAAACTCAATTTAATAATCTTTTAAATCAATATAAAAATGAAAGCATTAAACAAACAACAAGATGTACAAGTATATTATGAATGGTGCTATAATAATTATGAAGTACGCACCAAGTTAGAACTCAAAGGTCGTGGTATAAAAAAATCAGAATATACAGAAGGTGTTTATTTTGTAACACCCAAAGCACTTGAAAAACTTGAAGAAAAATACACTTGCGCTCGTTATGATATTCATTCGTTAAACAACTAATCGCAACGCCCTGAGCAAGGCGCAAAAAGGCTCAATACCTTAGTAATAACCTTAAAACACTATATCAAAATGAAAAATACCGATAAAAAAACAGTCTTTTACCTTGCTTGGCAGTTTGCACGCCAAACTGGTTTATCATTCAGTGAATGCCTCAAAAAAGCGTGGGCAAATATCAAACTCAAAGCTAAAATGAGCACCCAGATAGTACGCTTTTATTTTCAAAAAGTAGACGGATCAACTCGTGAAGCGTGGGGTACATTACGCCCCGATTTGCTACCCCAAACCGAGCACTCTCAACGCAAAAGCAATAATACTGTACAAGTATATTTCGATACCGAATGCCACGAGTTTCGCTGTTTTAAGAAGTTCAACCTTGTAAGTATCGCATAAAATCACTATTTTTGCAACAAATAACGCCTTTCTAAAAAATTACTAACTTTTTACTAAATCACAAAAGCGTTATATAGCAACAATCGCCGTACCTTTGCCCTACCAGCGGGGTAGAGCAGTAGGCTAGCTTGCGTGTTTAACTTGCACGAGGTCGCTGGTTCGAGTCCAGCCCCCGCAACTAATAAAATATCACAATATGAAAGTATTAACATTACAAATCAAACGCCCTTATTTAGAAGATATTCTATCAGGGGCAAAAACAAAAGAGTATCGTGAAATTCGTCCAAAGAATGCTGATAAGTACGTTATCCAAAATCCAGAGGCAGAAGATGAAGACCAGTGGCTTCAACCAGTAAAGTATGATGCTATTAGGTTTTTCAATGGTTATGCAAGCAACCGTCCTGAAGTACTTATTGAAATCACCAACTCTGAAATTGAACTATCTATTGATGAAAATGGTGAAGAAATCACCTACGAAGAAGATGGTCAAGAGTACATCGAAGCCCAAATGGTTTATACATTAGGCAAGGTGATAAGTAAGAAAAATATTTAATAATCCTTTAAAACATTCAGCTGAGTTAGAAAGACACAAATCCAAAAACAAATCAACAGAACATCGGGTATTAGTAGAGTAGCCCGATATGGTAGAAATCAAAAAGGTCAAGCGTTGTCAGCACAACAACGTAGGCGAAACGTATATGCTGCTGTTAGAAAACAAGCAGGACTTTCAGCGGGTTAATATATGAATATCTACCAACACACACAGCAAGTAATAGACACGGTTAAGGCTAAAACTAACCGTGTTTTGCTATTTTATTCCTGCGGCAAGGATAGTATTGCACTACTACACTGGTGCGCCCAAAACTTCGATGAAGTGGTATGCGTATTTATGTACTTTGTAAAAGACCTTGAACATATCAATAAATTCATAAACTTCTCAAAAAAGCAATACCCTAACATCTCATTTATACAGCGTCCTCATTACGCCCTTACTTATATCAATAAATCAGGGTTATTCTGTACCCCTCAAAATACACGTATACTCAAACTATCAGATATTATACAATCAGTACGCCTCGAAACACAAATTGAGTACGTATTCTTAGGAATGAAACAATCCGATAGTATGAATAGGCGTATAATGTTACGACAATACGAAATGCAAGCCATTTCACCTACAAAACTCGTGTATCCTTTTTCTCTATGGAAGGACAAAGATGTATTGCGATACATCAGTAATAATCGATTACCCAAACCCATACAATACAGCAATAAAAAAAGTAATGGGATAACCTTTGACCTCGATGTATATCTATACCTACGTGAGCATTACCCTAATGACTTGCAGAAAATATTAGATGTTTACCCATTATCTGAAAAAATACTATTTGATTATGACCAAAAAAACAAAAACACCCAAGGAACTATATAAGCAAAGTGAAACGATCACCATACAACGTTCACAAATAAACTTTGCCCCTTTCAATCCTAAAAGGCATACAGACGAGCAAATAGCACAAATGCGTAAAAACATCAAAAATGTAGGATTTTTAGGAGGCATTATTTGGAATGAACAAACCTCAAACCTCGTAGATGGGCACAAGCGAGTAATGTCCCTTGATATTATCCACAAGTACGATGGTACACCCGAAACTGACTACACAATCAAAGTAGAAAAAGTGTCTTTTGACCTTAAAACAGAAAAGGAACAAAATATATTTCAAACGCGCTCGCGTACCGAACTTGACGAAGAACTAATGAGATCACTTATTCCTGATATTGATTACCTCAATGCAGGGCTTGATGATTATGACCTCAATCTATATGCAGTCGATTATTCTTCCTTTGAAGTACCCGACCTATCACAAGCTATAGAAGATACATACGCTCCCATAAAGCAAGAAAAAGACATTGAGCGAGAAATATCCAATGAAGAGAAAAAGCAACAAGTCAAAGAAGCAAAAGAAGCTATCAAACAACAAGCTATTGAAAAAGCCCAAAATTTAGATGCTTACGTAACGCTTTCCTTTGATAACTGGAAAAACAGAGAAGCCTTTATGCTCCGTATGGGGTTTGACCCTGAATTTAAAATGATAAAAGGGGAAACACTATCGGCAAAGGTAGAACGCATAGACTAATAACATTTAATAACTTTTGATATGAAACCCCGTAAGAAAATAGATAACGAAAAATACACCGATGAGGAACTAAAACAAGCCCTTATCAAAGCCAACGGACAACCTACTAAGGCAGCCGAAATACTTGGTGTTACCTATCCATCTGTATATGGGCGTATTCGTAAAAACCCAGAATTGGAAATCGTCCAAAAAGCATATCGAGCGCGTACATTCAATGATGTATCTAACTTGGTATCTGTTATTGCTATTATGGGCGTTATCCGTGAACCTCTCACTGATGAAGAAGGTACGGTAATACCTAATCAATTCCGTGAAGTGCCAGTAGACTACAAAACACGAATGACCGCAATGCAAACTGTACTATCCACTTTCAAAACCGATGAAGGTATAAAAGAGGAAGTTTCTGTACAAGGTTCTATCGACATCGCTCAGTGGCTCAAAAGCAATAGCAAAAGTAATGATTAAAACACAACCCGTATATAATCCCCTATATCTGAATAAAGATAAGTTCATTATCATACTTTCAGGAGGTCGAGGCAGTGGCAAGTCGTACAACGCATCTACCTTTTTGGAACGCTTATCTTTTGAAGCGGGGCATAAGATACTATTTAGCCGTTATACTATGGTATCAGCCCATAGTTCTATTATCCCAGAGTTTGAGGAAAAGATAGAAGCAGAAGGTACACAAGCGTATTTTAATATCACCAAAACAGCTATCAAAAACACCTTTTCAGGTTCTGAAATACTCTTTAAAGGTATCAAAACTTCATCAGGTAACCAAACGGCTAACCTTAAATCATTACACGGTATTACCACATTCGTAGGTGATGAAATGGAGGAATGGATATCAGAAGAGGACTATGAGAAACTAATACTTTCAATCCGTCAAAAAGGCAAACAATTGCGGGTTATACTCATTCTGAACCCCTCCAATGCCGAGCATTTCATTTATAAGAAGTACA